ACAAGTGTAAAAGCTACTTTTTCTCTATCTTCTAATGAAGCATTCAGGAAATCCTCATCATAAATTTGCTTTAACATTGGTGTAAGTTGAGGCTTTCGTTTTAACGACAAATAATAAGCTAACCCAGAAACCATACAAGGTAGAAATCTGAAAGGTACATTAGCATCATTTATAGAAGCATCTATATCTTCTAAACGAATAAATCGATAATAAACTAATTCATCAGTAGAATTTACTGGGACAGGCCAAATAGTTATAGTAGGCGTTATCTGTCTATCCACAAAATATTGAGTAGCTCGACCCTGGGTAGTTTTAGTAGGAATATGCAAATATTCAGCTCGCCCTATACGACCAATTTCAGTATCCGTGTTGCTTCTTCGAATAACTACCGATAAAACATCAATTGTTTTTTGTACATCATTCAAACTAGGGTCAGCTGATATAGTAGTTGTTGCGGCACTACTAGATCCTGTTATTGTTTCACTTGCTGTGAAAGATCCACTAGGAACTGTTAAAGTCATTGTAGTGGAACTTGGTTTTGTAATAACTGATGCTGTTGTACTACTACTTGACCCTGTGATAGTCTCTCCTAAACTAAAACTATCTGAATCTGCAACTGTCGCTGTTATTGTTCCAACAGGATAAGTAGCAATAGCGGAACTAGTGGAAAGTTGTGATAAACCTTGTACTACTTGTTCAACTTTCCAAAGATTAACCCCTTTATTAGCCCAATCTGCAAACATTAGATTCAAGGAACGCCGCGCAGTACGAGCATCATAACCAGTACGCAATTCTAGCCCACAACGCTCAAATGCTTCTTCTATAATATCAGCAGCGTCAATATCAAAATCTGTAGAACCTGAAGTTGCCATTATGTTATCTTTGTTTTGTAACTATTGAACTTGTCACCTGTGATAGTTACTCTGGTTTGCTTCGGGTTTACTGCTGTATTTGCCTTCAAAGGTTCAATAGATGGAGGTTCGGTAGGTGGTACAGAACCCCCATCACTATAATTTTTAACAGCCCGTTGAAGTTTATTTCGTGTTGCTCGAACTGATTGCATTATTAATACTCTTTAATACATTCTAGGACCACGGTGTAATCATCATCAGCCGCAGCTCCCACAGTAGTAAATTTGATATCTCCGGTAGGACTTGAAGCACTATTTACTAAGCCCCCAAAGGAAGAGAAATCAAAACTACCTTGATAATCTGTTGGCAGCACTATCGCTAATACATTTGTACTGGCATCCCATAAAATGTTTAATTCAACATTTGTCGTACTAAAATGTATTTTATTAATACGAACTCCGGTGCAAGCCGTTCCATCTTGAAGAGTGGCCAATTCAGAAACGTCTACTGCCATAACAGCAGCTTGCGCAGTGTCCACATGTGTGTACGAAAAAGATTTAACAAAGTTACGAGGACCATCCTCAATGACTTTTTCTACAAAAACATCAGCCATTTAAGTCTCCTAAAGGGGGTGGAACTTCACCCCCTCATCAATATCGTTTCAAGTGACTTTATGTGTAAAGCCATAAGGTTTGCCACCTGCTGCTTTTCGAACACCTTTAGACACATCTCTGCGCCCTTTCATAGACATCTTTTTGCCTTTTTGTGTTTCACCCCTTCCTGCCATAGCTTCATCTAAACGGGCATCAAACCCTTGTCGATGAAAACCGCCTTGAGCATATGATGGGACTTTAGGTGAAGACCAAGAAGCACGACCATTTTTATTACGAGTAGTTGCCATTTTCTAGTTCCCCCTAGTAACTAACACCACGGTCTTGTGCAACCATGATATAATCAATACTCATTGATTTGGTTCCAGAAGCATCACCAGAAACTTCCGCAGCAGCTTGCGCCATATTAGCCGTTGGTACATTAGTAGTATGAGAACCAACTAAGGCACGATTAATATAGAAATCTACTACATCAGTAGTTGTACCCTTTGTTGCTACAATACTCACAGTAACGTCAGTTGCATCAGTAAGATCATAAGTCGTACCAGTAAGAGTAGTGTCGGTTTCTGAATCACCTGATTCTGTAATCAAATGGCTGGAGCTGACGCAAAGTTTTCAGTAACACCAATGAACATATCCATCTGGTCCACATCAGACATCTGGAAACGAGCTTCAAAATAAAGTTTTTGACCGGCTGTTGAGGGAAGACCCCAGATTTCATTTCCTTGAATCGAAGCACCATCATTATCAGTAGTAGCCTGAGAAGTGAGATCCACAACTCCGTTTAAAGCATCCGCCTGTATAGCTACCGCAGCACTGGTATCCTTTACGACGGTCCAGTCATTGGTAGCATCGAAAAAGATCCCAGTAAAATCATCCATGTACCGAGTTTGATCCGGCCATGTGCCAATATTAAGATTTTGAAGAGTAGGCCGCGCCCCTGAAAATGTTACCGGCCCTGAAAAATGTGTGTTCGCCATAACAAGTACCTCCTTACGAAAGGATTTGCCCTAGAGTCTTCGTAAGCGTCTGCTGGGTCAGTCGCTAGGGCTGTTGTATCCCAGAAAAAGAAGGGGAGGGTTTCCCCTCCCCCCTTATACTACGCTCCAGGAGAACCGTAAATACCCCGTGGATCGGACCATCCAAATACATAGCGTTCGCGAGCTTTATAGCGCACGTTACCTGTATCAAAATCACCTTCCATCGCAGTACGAATCGGTGTCCTCTGGAAATGCTTGAGACCATTGGGTGCATCAGTCATCATGAACCAAGCATCCGTATCAGTGAGGAAATGATTGATCGTAGAGCCTTGCGGCAACATTCCCATGCTACGAACAGCATTGATATCATTATCTGCAGTTGCAGGACGTAGTTCAGACTTAAGAAGTCTTTCTACAACAAACTGCAATTGAGCTGGTACAACCAACTTCATGCCTCTCAAGGCTATCTTGAGGCCGCGTTCATCAACGAAATTAGAAACGTCAATTAACCCATTCTCAAGTGAAGTTTCATTAAGGTCGGCAGCGGTACTTGGCTCATTACGGAAAGTATTCCCATTAGCCAATACGTGAGCAGTTGAAATAAGCTCCAACCCATCACCACCTGTATACGTGCTATCAAAAGCATTGTTTAAAATAGCAGCCGCCTTAACTTGTTTAGTGTGAGCCATTGATCGAGCAAGTGCCCGCGTATAACGAGCAGATAATCGATCATAAAGGTTGTCTTCCACAGCTTCTTCAGTGAGCGAAAACGCAAGCGCAATCGTCTCATTGGTATAGCGAGCTGTGTAAACTTCCTGCGCGTCATCAAAAGTGACAGCACTGCCTTCACTTTTGGTTGGCGCAGCCCCAAAGCCACTCAAAATAACTTCTTCTTCAAACGCACGATCTGAAGATTCAGTTATAAAGATTTCAGTATGCTCATTTTCATAACGGGCATACTCAAGGCCAAAGAGGGCATTCAATCCTGGCTCCAATTCTTTAACTAATTGGGCACGTGAAATAGCCATATCTCAGCCCTCCTAAATACCAATATTGGTGCCGGTGCCGGAAGAATTGGCTGGCGTACCACTATTGAAATGATTATTCAACCTTACAATCGCCCCTATCCCTGCAGCAGCAAAATCAGCGTTTGATGGATCATCCACCCAACCCATGACTCGCAGATTTAGAGTAAGAGTAGTTGCAATAGTTGAAACACCGAGAGTTCCCGATGAAAGGCCGCTTGTTGTACTGCCACTTGTAGCTGTGGCAAAGTTAGCATTAGCAAAAACACCAGCTCTTGCCGTTGCCTTACTTGTCCATGTAGCATCAGTAGCAATTACAAAGACCTGATTAGGGTCATCCGCAACCCACGCTTTAACAGGATGATTACTATCAGCACCAGATCCGGGCCAATAGTTACTCCATGTTGGTTTTCCAGTAGTGCTGGCGACATACTCACAACCCATGAAAGCACCTAGCAACCGTACTGTACCCCCTGCGGCGTCACCTGTTAAATCAATATACCCCGTAGAAAGGGGAATAACAGGTTGGCCATGATAAAGGGCATTAGTATTGCCATTAGCTATTTCATATTGTGTGTACCCCGTAACACCAGTGGAATTGGTATTCGACCCTACTTTTGCAATAGGACGAAGACCAAACGCTCCATTAATATTAGCCATTTAAAGGCTCCTAGTCGTTCGAAGTTCCACCAAAAGTAACCCGACTAGACCGTTCTCTCGAAATTGGCATAGACGGGTGTTCTTCTCGCATTAAATCTCGATCAACGGCCACCATTTGATCTTTTGTTTGGTCACGGAAATATTTTTCCCGCGCCTTCGCAACTTCAATTGGTAATCGCGCCAAGATTAAACCCCCAACACCAATAATACCTTTTAACTTCCCTTCTTCTATAACTGCACATTCAAAATTTGGATATTCGTCTGCGCGAACAGGTTCATATCCTTCACGAAGTCGCTTAGTAAAATTAGGTTTATCATCTTGACCTAAAAGTTCAGCGCGAATCCATCGATGAATATAGCCCTCCGGAGGAGGAGGTGCATCTAAAATAGTGGGCGGTTTCCAGCTTACTGGTCGTTGAGTTTTTTCTCTAGTTTCAACAGCGCGAGGGGTTTTATCAATATTAGGCATTGGCTTGTAGCTCCTTAACTTGCCTCGCGTACTCATCGAGAGGCACACCCAGTTTCTTTGCTATAGTAACTTGACTGGATGTGAGTTTTACGGTGTTGCGTCCGGCAGACTTAGCAGCCCTATTGGCAGAAGCTACCCGCTGGACTGAGGAGCGGCTCCCGTTCTTGGCTGATGGTGAAGAAACTTCCACTTCCGTTTCATTAGAAGCAAACTTATGTGGAAATTCTTCGCGGAGTCTACGATCAATTTCTTGATAGTAAGCGTCCGAAGTAGGATCATAACCTCGCTCTACACAATTTTTATGAATTGCAAAAGCAGAAAATGTCATAGGTTCATCGGCCCCAAACCAATCATTACGTGATGCCCATGCTTGAGCTTTTGGATCAGGGGGCGGTGCAGGTGGGAGTGTTGGTGCTGGTGTTGCTTGAATTTGTCCACCAGTACGAAGGGCTGGTATCTCATTATTAATAGTAGCCGTTTCAACTGAAAGTCGAGATAAGTCTTGAGTTGCTTTAACAAGTTCCTCAACATCTCCATTTTCATATGCAGTAGAATATCTTTTCTTTGCTGCATCCAAATCTGTTGAAACTCGACCAGCATATTCCTTTCCATAATTTGCACTTAACTCTGTTTGTTGTTGTTGAAGAGAATCATTCTGTGCTTTAATGCTTCTTGCATATTGGAGGGCAGCTTCTTCACGGCGTTCCGATTCACGGTATTTAGCGGTGAGCTTATCAATTCGTTTACGAACACCGGAGCTATAACTCTCCAATTCTTCTTCAGAGGGAAGATCATCAGAAGATATCTCGGCTTCAACTACCTCAACGGTTGGTTGTGCGGAAGAATCATCTTCTTTAAGATCAATCTCAACAGGTTCCTCATGTTCTAATTCAACAGTTTTTTCGCTTGGCATGGGATTTCCACTCCATGTTTGTTGTAACAATAAGCTGGCACTTTATAAAAGTAAAGATTTATGTATGTACCAGATAAGAAGGATCCTCTACTACTCCTAAAATTTCATCATCATTCAGAAACCGTAATTCTCCATCCTCAATTTTAAAACGAGATCCAGCGTATCGCCCAAAAATAACCCAATCTTTTTCTTTACACCAAGGTTGACAATTCTCATTAGGGTCATCTGGATTTCCAAACTTACTCCTATCCTTATAGGCTAACGGGCCAACCGCTAAAACATAGCCAACTACGGTAGCTAATTGCTCACGCGCATGAACTTCATCAGGAATTTCTATACCCCCTTTACTCTTTTTAGGAGGTATATAGGGCATAATTAAAATGCGCCATCCTGTTGGTTCGGGCAACTTTTCCATCTCCGTTTTAGGCGCACTGGTTTTTTCTTCCATTGCTCCATTCGAAGATGATTTAGTTGCTAAACGCTCGGGGACGTACAATGTGGCCGACATTATCATCACTTCCTTTCTCTAAAATTTCTTTAATATCTTGGGTAACAGCCCCAAGTGCTCTAATTTCTCCCATTAATTCACGATACTGCGCCATATCACTTAACTCATTATTTAATAAGAGTTCGCCGATTTGATGCTCTCGTTCCTTAATTTCTTTCTGGAGTTTATCACAAATCCAAACTGCATCCATCAACGCACCCCTCGAAAAGTTAATCCTTGTGTAGCTGCTCCCCCACCACGAGACTTTCCTTTAGGTTCACTTTGAGAGGGGTAGGGATTTTTCTTAAAATTTTCTATTTTCCCGCTCCAATCCATGGGCTTTTTTTCCATAACAAGTTCCCCATCAACTTTATAAAGTGTCCCTAAGGGGGACTTAATCGTTTCACTCATTTTGAAACTCCTTTAAATTTTTCGAAGGACCTCATCCCTCCTAAACCAAGCATCCCCAATAATACAGGCATCATAAGGGACATATCAACTTGAGGCAATGTAACTAGATGCCCTGTGTGCGCTAACCAAAAAACTAATATAGGTTGTATAACGTATGTATACGCCAATGCAAACCCACATGTCCAACCTATAAAGGGTCTCCACCCTGCAACAAAAATACTTCGATGTTGGCCTTCTGCTTTGTTAACTTCAATTTGGGCTATATCAATCTTGGCTATATGCTCAGTGAGTCTGGTTTCAATTTCTCGTTGAGCTTTAGCACGAGCTTCTTTGTCTTCCGGTAAAAACCGACCAATAACATCCCCAATAATAGGAAGAAGATTTGGTAATAAAGCAACTAAAGGAAGAGCCATTATATTTCACTCATCGGGGTATCTATAACTGAATTTTCCTCATTTACTTCCACACAATAAATATCAATTACTTTATAGCCCTGTTGATCATAATAAGAAAACAAACCCGCTTTATCTTGTTGTACTCGTGTTATGCACTCTTCTTGACTTTTAAAGGGGCCAGTATTCACAATTCTGTAAGGGGAATTTGAAGGATTCCCTATATTATACATAATTGCAATAGCCAACCAAAGTTCATACACATTAATTCACAGTAATAGTTTCACGGGAAGTTTGAGGTTGTTGGGCTTTCTCTTTAGCCACGTCTAATTTATCACGTTGTACGTCAATGCGCTCCGCAGCTTGGTTAGCATCTTGCCGTAATTTCGATTCTTCTAAGCCCATACGCCCTTGCTCTTTCCCAACATCAAAAGCGAGTCGAGCAGCGGATTCCGCTTCTTTTCGTTGCATCTCCCGTTCTTTTAATTGAAGTTCTTGCATACGAATTTGTACAAGGGGGTCAATCCCCGATTCACCTTGCTGCATAGCAAATGCCTTAGCTTGCTCACTAATTTGTGCAGTTGCTTGAGCCGCTGCCTGAGCAATTTGATTTTCTAATTCAGGCGGTAATTGCTCGCCTTCCTCTGGTAATGGTCTACCAATCATTCGCTCTACTTCTTGGCGATATTGCATAGCAAAATGCTCTTGAATATGACTTTGAAGTACGAGCATAGCTTCCTGATTATTTTGGAAAATAGGATTTTCCATAAACGCCATATGAGCAGCTATATGTGCGCCATGATCTTGAAAGATAAATGCCTTGACTGGCTTTCCTATTAACGCATCCGCATTTTCAGTGGCGGGATCTTTCGAATTTTCAGGTTCATCAGGTGGTAATATATCTGTAATATTTTGTGTACCCAACGCTTGATACATTCTAAAATAAGCTTCCCGCAAATTATGAATTTGAGGAGCTGAAGTCGCCAATTGTAATTGCGTTTGGGATAACATAATCCGTTGCGCCATAGAAAAAACATTTGGATCACTGTGAGGTACAATATCAATTTGATCACTAAAGTCATTTACTTTGACTAATCGCTCTCCACCTGCAACTTCATAAGGATACTCTGAAGGTAAATACTCAGCAAAAGTTTCTGCTAAAAGTTTAAACTCAATTTTTTGAGCGTAATGCAGTCTTTTGTGAATAGCCGACATCACTTGCATACCGCGCTCTAACAAAGCTACTGTTGTTCCAACAGGCATTGCCTCATTCATATCACCTGTTTGTATTTCGGTAATAGCAGCAAAACGCCGTCCTGAATCAACCAATACTCCTAATAAATTTAACAAAGTTCCCGAAGGTTCTTTATAAGGAAGAGGCATCAAAGAATCTCGAAGAGCAGTTCCTGAAGCATCCACATCTCTCCACTCCCCAGGTTGCAATGGTTCATCTTCATTTCGAACCCGTAACCCTCGAGCTTTAAATCCTGCGGGTAAATTAGCAAGAGTTCCTGCATCAATTAATTGTCGAAGCAAACTGGTAACTGATTTAGTTAACCCGCCAATCATATGGATTAAACCAAACCCATAAAACCCTAATCCTGGAAGAAATTTGTAATGAACAAAATACTGTTTCTTTGCTTGGGTATCATCTTGCTCTTTCCAATTTCGACGGATGGAAAGAATCTTTGAACACCCTTCTTCTAAGGTTACAATATAAGGTGATTGAATCCCAATTGGTTCACCCCCTTCATCCAATTCCTCAAATCCTACAAGTTCTAAATCTACATGACTTTCTAAAATAGTCATGATATCAGGGGTGATATATTTTGTGGGATGTAGCCCTTCTAATTCATCCACCTTCTTAGTAATTTCAGATGGGTCAGGGGAAGTGGGTATTAATTCAATATCTCTATAAAACCCTGAAAGTTGAAGTTTACGCACGTCATTTGTTTTCATTTTAATGACATGTGTGATTCGGGTAGCCGATAAAAGATCTGTTGTTTCATATGGTACAACAAGATCCTCTGAAGTAATGAACTTTGAAACGGCTCGGTTCAAAGTTTCATCATAATAAACTTTTTTAAAAGAAGAACCAGATAAAGGAAGGTAAAAGAGCATTTGATCCAGTTCAGGGTCAAATTCTTGCATTACCTCTGTAACTTGATAATTCATAAAATCCTTTACTCGAACTGCTTGGGCCGTTCGTTCCGGAGAAACTTTCCCTACAACTCGAGTATCAACTGGTCCCCCAGCTGGAAGTAATTCTTTATACGCAGAAGCTTGGAATTGGGCTACTGCTTCTGATAATAAAGGATGATAAACCCCTGTGGCTCCTTGAAAGGGTTGTGTCCTTTCTTCACTGTCCATTCCTAAAAGAGAAAGACCCTCGCTATAAGAACTTTCCCAATCTTTTCGACTATCCTTGTCTTCTTTATAATTGTCAATAAGTTGTGAAGCCAATCGATCAAGATCACGTTGGTCCATATCCTCGGCTAAATTGCGATAAAAATCCTGTTCAGCAGGATCTTCAGTAATTTCTTC